CAACCAATACGAGATGCATCAGAACCTGATACTTCGTAGTAGTCCTTCATGATGATAGGCTTGTTCGAGAATGTCTTGAACGAAGGCTCATTAGCGCCACGCTGTTCAGTATTCTGAAGAGCACCAACGCCAGAGTTATCCATAGCCCAGTACTTATCACCTTTACCAAACTCAGAACCGTAAACTAAAAGCGTAGTATCTTTTGGTGTTGGTGAAGTGCCTAATGCAGATGATCCATATGGAAGTAAATCTACAACAGCTGTGTTTACACCTGAAGATTGAACTATTCTTGAAACAAGACACTTAAAGATACCGTTAGGATTAGATACGATAACAGTATCGTTTACGCGAATACCGTGATTTGCAGCTGTAAAATCAGCTGAATCATCAATATCACCCTGTACTGTAAATTGACAGATGTTTCCCTCTCCAGAACCTGCGTCGATACCAGCAGTTGCTGATGTTATCTGTCCTAGGTATGAAAGGTGTAGACGACCTTGCTCAGACCAAATAACTTGGTCAGCTGTCATTGCCTCTTCAGCTCCAACTTGTGCAAGGAAACCTGAGATAGTTCGTGGTCCGAATACTTCAGCTTCCTTCTCCATTAGATCTGGTACATATTGTTGTCCCCAACCAGTAGATGTGTTGAGGTCTAGGTAGTTTGTAGATAGTGTCGCTTTTTCGTGAGCTGGCACACTATTTAGACTACCTCCGCCTGTAATTGCCATTTTTTCTTAATTTTAATTTTTGTTTTTCATTTTAAATTTAAAAGAGCTGGAATCGTCACCTAACACTCGAACTTTTATACCGCCAACGTTCTCCTCTTGATGCGAACCCCTTGGGTTCATATCAATATTTTTAGATTTTTTAACGCTATCTTTTAGAGCATCAGCTCTACCTTGTTCGTAAAAGTGTTGAGCAACAGCATCTGCGTTCATGGCAGTATATAGACTTTTGTGATATCCCTTAGCATCATCCATCATTTCATTTTTATCAAGAAACTTTCTGACAAAATTATTGATGTCGCTTTGAGACTCTTTTACTTGGTCTACGTTATTTACGTTATATCTAAACTTTTTATCTCCGACGTTGTATTCAAAACCTTTGAAATTGTCGTTAAAAACCTGATCGGTTCTTTGTATAAATCTAGACTTAACGCGTTTTACTGTCTTCTGCGTTTGCTCCGACTCTTTATTGTATCTGTTGAAAAAATCAATTGCTTTCTGCTGCTCACTTGTGAGCTTTGATCCAGCCTTGATCTCTTCATAGTATTTAGACTTTTGCCCGTCTAAGTAGGTCTTGGCCTCGGCAACTTGCTCTTTGAGGGCCAATTTTTTTCTTTTAATATCTCTCTCATCATCTATATCTTCGTCATATGAAAATCGATCTTCTATAAGGAAGTCAATTTCATCAGATGCTAAATGAGGTTTAGTTCTTTCGTAATATTCTCGAAGCGCTTGTTGATCATCAAGAGTACTAGTGTCTCTATTCAATCTAACGTAATCTTCAAGATCTCCACCAGTATCCTCCATAAAGTCAACTAGTTTTTGAATATTTTCAGGAAGAGGTTTTCCTGTTGCTTCAGCTTCTTCTATAGCTTCGACAGCTTCTTCAGCTAATTCTTCAGCTTCCTCTGTTACCTCTTCTAATACTGGTGTTTCTTCTTGTGTTTCTCCTTGCGGTTGTACTTCGTCTTCACTTTGTGTGGACTCGGCGTTTTCATCGCTTCCAGCCACTCTTGTGTTGTCAGAGTCACTTTCTTCAGTTTCATTGGTTGTTGGGTTTGATAAATCTACTTTGATAACATCATCGTCATCTTTGCTTTGAAATTTGTCTAAATCAAGTTCAGGCTGCTCTTCTGCAACCTCTTCAACTTGTGGTGTTTCGTTTTCGACCTCGTTGATCACTTCTTCAAGATCTGTTTGATTGTCATTTTCCATAATATATAATATAAAAGTTATTTAATAATTTATTGAGCTCCAAAAGCTTCTAAACCGAATCCACCTCCAATAGTATCATTACCTGCGGATTCAAACTTTTTAGGCGGTTTTCCGCTTTTTCTTTGCTCAATCATTTCGCTTTGTTGAGTGGCTTGTATCTTTGTTCTTTCGTCTTTACGATCTTCTTTCTCTTTTTCTCTATTTTGAAGAGTCTGTGTCTCCATATTTTTGAGCTGCATATTGTATTGGAACTCTAAAGCCATAAGTTCTTTCTTAGCCATCATCTCCTCTTGCAGCTTCTTAGACTCAAACTGAGCTTTTGCTTGCTCCACTTGTATTTGCGAGTCTGTCTTAGCTTGATTCTTTTGCATCTCTATTTGTGCTGCTTGTTCAGCTGCTTGCGCGTTAGACTGTGCTTGCGCTTGGATATTCTCCATTTGCATCTGCCTATCCTTCTCCATCTTCTTTTTTCTACGAATCTTAAGAAGTTGATTAGCTAATTTAACGCTTTTAATATCTCTTAAATCTATAGCGTCTTCTAAATCTATATTCTGCTGCTGTAAGGCCATTTGAATATTATTCTCTAACTGCTGCTTTTCTTCTTCGTCAGGAGATAACTCAATAAATATGCCAAAGTCATACAAGTGAAGTTCTTTTATTTCTTCTAATGTAGCAACATTGTGAGATCCAATAGCGTGAATAAATGCGTCTTTAGTTGGAGAGTACTCTAGTATATCAGATATTCTTAAAGATAACTTTTCTGCCGTCTCTACTGTTAAAAATAAACCAGCATCTAAAACATGACGAGTGGCCGTATTAGAGTTAGCGGCAGCTAGTTTTTGAACCCCAACTAACGCGTTAGTATCAGGCATACTACCATCACGAGCCTCGTTAAGTCCCGTGACATCGCGAATCATTTGCAAGTAATAATTGTACGTTTGTATAAGAGATTGTAACTTAGCTCCCTTGCTACTAGATTGTATTTCTTGAATAGGTACTTTACCAGGATTCATATCTCCCTCAGACGTAAAGCTTCTACCAATAACACTACCAGTTTGGAAGAACATATTTAAAGCTTCTTGAGGATTATAGTTTGTTCCATTACCTAAATCTATTTCAGCAAGTCCGTCTGCATCAAGATAAACACCGTCTGGCACCATCTTCGACATTACTTGCTGTAACTTTAGGTGAGTCAATTGAATCATGTCAGCAAACCCAGTAATTCTACTTACTAAGCTTTCGATTTTACCCTCATACATTTTAGGAGCCACGATACTATAGTTCATTTTAACTTTGTTAAAATCACTCTTAGATCTGATCATGTTTTTAGCAAGCTCCCACTTTAATAGTTTATTACAACCTAAAGCAAATACGCCATCGTATAATACCTCTAGCTTTTTAGCTTCTCTAGTGTAATCACCATTCTTTTCTTTTGGAGGATTAAATCTATCTGTTTTGGCTATAGCTTTTTCGCCTCCACTACCAGTCTTTTTTATTTTATAAACCTCGTTGTTGTAAGTCTTATAGTTAAAGTAAAGTACGTGAACTACGTTATCATCTTTAATACTTTTTCTTGTACTATACTTATAAGTATTATTCTTATAGTTTTTAGTTACTATTTCGTTTATTTCAGAGTCTGTTAAATTAGGAAACTCCCTTACAAGTTCATTGATAGGAACCGCTTTAACTTCACCGACGTAATATATGTCTTCAAAATATGGTGAGTCTGTATGGGAATAAACGAGATTAACTGGATCTACATAACTAACAACAGCGCCTTCGCTTTTGTTGAACTCAGTTTTAGTAGCTCCAATACCAACAGTAACTAAATCGTTATAAAATCTTTTTTGAACTAAATCATAGTTGTTTCCTTGCATAACTGTTTTAAGAGCCTGCTCTTCAGCTAGTTCTACAGCTTGCTTATAATCGAGTTGCATGTGGATACCCAGTTCTTCTGGAGAATCCGGTAACTCTTCCATCTCAGTTTTACGTATGTTAACGTCAAACTCAGCTTCAACCTCACTATGAAACTCTCTATTTTCCATGTCGTTAAGTATATTCTCCATATACTCGGTTCTCATATTTACTCCATTTGGAGATTGAGAGTATGCTTTAATGTCATAAAGTCTTTCAGATATACCATTAACGACAATATCAACAAATTTAGGTATAATAGGTACTGGCGTCCAATCTAAGTTAAGATAAGACAAATCGCCATTAATAGATAATTCGTTCT